CAACTCATCAAGCAACACAAAACTATGAGTTTTATACAAAACAAGTATAATGTACGACTATCAAATTTTGATGGTCATACTTATATCACGAGATATTATATATCTCACGTGGGAGTAAACCCGATCAAATCACAACCAGTGGCTCAACCTAAAATTGAGCCACACCAACAGTATCAAACCAAACTTACTACTCGTAAGAGGAAAAGAGTATGGGATGATATGACAAAGATAGGTAATCACAAAACTGAAGTTCAGCAAGTTTATACTTATGGTATAATGGATTTCAGTAAGAAGATGCCTGAGGAGCCAACCAGGGTATGGCTAGATAAAATAGAAGATGTCAATAATGATCTCGAATGGGATGATTATGATCAGATAATTCTATCTAATAGCGGTACCAAAGCCGATCAAATAGAGGTTGAAGATCCAAATGATATGGGAACGATTATGGATTGTATTATTAGTACTATTACTAGTTTTCTCACAAGAGAGAGAATTACTAAAACTATTAGAATTACAAGTCCTTTAACAGCTATCATAACCAACTTAGCAGTCCTGTATCAGATGGAAAAGAGAGCTATAACAACAACAGCAATTATAGCACTCCTAGGCCTCCATATAGCAGCACTTATAGAAACTTTACTCGATATCTATAATGTTAAAAATATTGCATTTGATTTTATTAATCATCATGTAACTAATGCTATAAAGGAGTACCTTGTCCCAGTAATAATGAAACCAATCCACTGGGTCAAAAGCAACTCGAGTACGGTAATAAGCACTATCTTAGGATGGATAAAACCAGTTATGTCTATCATATTTTTGACTGTTAGCTTTTTCATCCCCAACATCAATATAGATGAATGGTGTAAAACAGTCAATACCAGAATAACAACTGTAGACAAACTATCTAGTGCTACGAATGACCTTAGCAATAAGATCATGGAAGACTTATGCGGTATAGATATCTATGGATCAAAATTGATCGTAGATACTAGACGAGAAATAGCCGAGGAAGGTATAGAACTATCTAAAATACCCACTGAGGTGTTTATTAGAGATTTAGTTAAAAGAAAACAGCTCTTTAATTATACCCAGAAAGCTACTAGCATAATGTCTGAAAAATTACCGACAAACGGACAGGAAAAACTAGTAAGAACTATCGCACCGTTTAACACAATGATTAATAATAATATTAAGCTATTGGCTGAAATTATTAAAACCATTGAAGAATGCACCCAGCTACCAAGTAGACCACCAACTATTGGTGTTCTATTATCCGGAGAGCCAGGTGTGGGCAAATCAAAGTTTTCAGAATATGCTATGAGAAAAATTGCAGCTAATCTAACTTTGGACGATAGTATTTACTCAGTGTCTAGGAATGGAGACTATTTTGATCCATATGGAGGAGAACATTTTGGAATTCATGATGAATTCTTGTATGCTCGCTCCGATGATCCTATTATACCAACTCTGACTAAATTGCTTTCTGGGGAATATTATAACCTAGAAGGTGCAGCTATTCATAATAAGCGCCAAACTTGTGAAATGAAAATGGTTTCTTTCACAAGTAATGGTACTAATCCAACTAAGAATCTATTAGTCAAGATTAATGAAAATGCTGTCAAAGCAATATGGGACAGAATGGTCAGAGTTAATGTAATAGATAAACAAGTAACTTCTAGACACGACACAACCGGCAATACACACAGGAAACCAGATTTTACACACTTACATATTGAGATGACCATATCAACAGAACATCAACCAGGTCAACACGAATATGTAAGAGTTACTCCGCAAGAGTATGTTATGTACTTCACCTTTAGACTAGCTTCTAATATCAAGAACTTTTCTAAGGATCATGAAGTAGGTAATCTATTCCCAATGGAGAAAATTGATGAATATATAACCAACCATAAGCAGCAATTTGAAAATTTAAATTCAGCTCTTATGATTGCAGCGAACCAGGCCAATATAGATCTTAATAACATTAAGAAGATGTCATTTGTTAGAAGTAACAATTCTAGCAGACAATTCTTTGTAGTAAGACTAGAAGGCCGTGGTGGTACAGGCAAAACAACTACAGCCCACCATGTCGCTGGTAAACTTGGTAATATATTCAGCATGAAGAAAATCGAAGTTTCCGAACAATTCCCCGAACCTGACCCATATCCATGCATTGATAAATATTGGTCACTATTGACATATATTGTAGATGATATATTGACACATGTCAATAGTGACCAATACTTATCATGGATAAACAAGACCCACATGAAGAGTATTGTGATTATAGTTACAAATATCAAATTCCCAACTCGATGGACTTGGAAATTTGACACATATACCGATCTATCTGGCTTTTCTGAATCATCTGGAATAGCTAGAAGGATTGGTATTGAAGGTTTCTATAAACACAACAAGGATTACAGCTTTGTTAATACTCTCAATTCAACACAGGTATTGATGGAAGATACTATGACTATCCAAGGAGAACAGTACGATGTAATCAAACTAACAAATCTTATATATAAGAAGTTTATTGATTTCGTCGCACAAACTCGTACAGTCACAATAGTACAGGATAATCACAGTATAGAGAGAGCAGATATCACAGTATGCGCAAGGAATTATAAAACTTTTACAGATGCTTTATCTAGTAAGAGTGCTCTAATTTCAGGATACTTACGACCATCTAAAGATTTTTCAGTCGTACTATCTTCTCTCTCTATATTGGAAGATTTCCGTAATCTTTCATCACCAGATGTATTTACCATGGGTGCTATCACTAATGGTGCTGAATTCCAAGCTAATGTAATGACGTTAGTAGAAAAACTCTGTATTTACAAACATGACGCAAAAGTAATTATAGAGATTGAAGAGGAGAACATTTCAGCCGGATACATTAATAGATGTCTCTATATTAATAAAGATATCTTTAATGTTTCTGCGATAGTGAAGCACAATGGTACTTCCATCTATATACCACGGGACGGACAACTATTTACAGTAGATTTGCAAGATCTAGCATTTTTGAAGGCTACAAAAGTTGCACAAAAGTCTGTAACAGACTTAAGTGCATCAGAAGTTGATATAATTAATAAATATATCAAGAAAGATGCAGAACTTGCAAATTTATTGCAATACTACACATACTCCTATCAAATAGACAAAGAATTTATGCTTGAGAAGAAATCTTTCTATTCCAAGTATAAACATCTATTTAGATGTATCGTTCTCCTAACTGGCATCTGCAGCACAATTTATGCCAGTATTAAGATTTATAAGTATTTTACTAAAAATACTGATGAGTCTAAACAAGGAGAATGGGATCCATTGTATTGTAATCCTAATACAGCAGTTGGAGAAGATCACGCCACAACACAGAAAATCCAACAAAGATACATGAATGAATATGGACGTACTGGTGATCACCAATACGCCAAGAAACTCATGATCGAAGAGTATGGGCAAGACCAATGGAATAAAGCAGAGTGGGATATGCGTAGTAACCAAAAACAGACCAAACAAACCAAACAGGAACGACCAGAAAGATCAGCAATTGAATATATCGGAACTGGACAATGGGAATCATTGAGAGATCATTGGAAATTATATCCTAATGATATCCCAACTTTTTCCTCAAATCAAGTAACACCTGATATGATAAAATTCCAGTCCAACAATCAAATCGAAATGCTATCTAACACAATAGCCAACAACACAGTTACGATCACTACTATTAATAATAGTGGTAATAACTATGCTATTGGCATATGTGGACCTTATTTATTATCCGTAGCACATGGAATGAAGGATATAACTGACCCTTGTTATATAACTAACAATGATCAGAGATACCCTGTCACGTGTGTATATCTTAATCGAGATAGAGACATTGCTATTTTTAAAATTAAGAATAACAATTTCTCTTTCAAAGATATAAGGTGTCACTTTGGTGATAGTGATTTGTTCACTAAGACCAAGGAAGGATATTTTATAAGGCCCATACACACAGATAGAACAATTGCTGCGTGTGCTATTAGGTACACAGCAAAAAGGAACGTCCCACTACCCGATCCGTCAAATCCAAATTTTTCACCCAGTGAAGGTTTATACACAACTTTATTCGCAACCACAGGTACTCCTATTTTTATTAAAAGAGGAGATTGTGGGTTGCCATTAGTTGTGAGAACTTCCAATGGCCTAAAAATAGTAGGAATCCACAACGCCATCACCTTGACCAATATGGCTTTCTTTGCGTCTGTCTCTACCAATGATTTTAAAGATATTGGTAATTCTGTGATAAGTAACACATCTATGTATCACTATCACAAACCTCGCCATGCTTTTAATACTCATGAATGGTACGAGCATATAATGACAGACGTTAAAAGACAAGCCAAAGTTCCATCACAAGGATTAGTAGTACTTGGATATCATCCAGAAGCACACCTGCCTAGTTTCCCAAAAGATTCTCACAGAGAATTATTGGATGCACAGACTAGGAATGATATTGGAGAAAAATTACCAACTAAACCATCTGCATTAATATATAAACCACATTTGATGTCAGATAGTAAATTGGTGAAAGACAGGAATGGGGTTCCCCATACTCTATGGACTCAATCAGTAAAGTATGCTAAAAGAGAACCCTTATACCAGCAATGGGATAAGGAGATATATAAGCACACTATGCAGTTGATCCACCAGAGAATAACTAGAGATTATGGGAAACCAAAATTCTTGTCTCTGTATCTCAATATCAACGGAGATGGTACTACTAATAATAAGCCATGGGATATAACAACATCAGCAGGTCCCTTACTAAAGAAACTTTACAACGTTCACACGAAGGAAGCTATATTTGATAACAAAGCTCCGGAAGGAAAACAACCCTCGTATGTATTTAATGATACAGAAGCAGCAAAACACGTGCGAGAAATGTATGAAATGTATTGTAAAGGTCTTGAACAAGGAACCCCAATGGCTATATGGTGTAAGGATAACAGGAAAGTAGAATTGCTTCCAGCTCCTAAAGTACACGAAGGAAAAGTTCGTTTGTTTAACGAAATGGACTTATCCGTTAATATGACTCTCAAGAAATATTTCGGTCATATGTTGACCAAAATTCTTGAGACTCATGTTGAAGCTCCTTATAAAATAGGAATGGATGTGTACTCAGAAGCAACGATATACCACAAGAAAATGAGCAAAATAGATGGTAATCTGCTTTCCACTGATATATCTGGATGTGACAAATCAATGCCTAAAGAAATCATTTATGAATTCTGTAGGGCATTCTGCCAAGGATATGACGAAAAACTAGTAACAGCACTAGCAGAATCACTAACATATACTACACACATAATGGATGGAGTAATCTATCTTGTAGATAATGGTAATGAATCTGGTAGTTATGTTACTACTATGCTTAATTGCTTTGCTATGGAGGTTATTACAATGTACCCTGTAGTTGAGCAATTATTGAGTAAGGGAATACGTCCATCACTACAAAATATAGAAGATGTGATGTCTGCTATATATTATGGTGACGATAGATCTGTAAAATTCTCAAAAGAACTGAATATAACGGAGTTAGATTTGGTACGATGTGGTGCTTACTTTAATTTTAAGGTAACACCAGCAAAAGTACAATCTGATTTCATTTCATTTTGTTCGAGAGAGTTTATACCAGATGAAGACCATGTAGTATTCCCCCAGCTCAAGGAATCATCAGTGCTATCTTGTCTATTTTGGATTAAAAAGAAAGAAACCAAATTTATACAAGCCAACATCAATGTAGCACTCTTCGAAGCATCTCTGCATCGTAAAGAATTCTTCTTGAGGGTAGTTAATATAGTTGAAACTATATTGGCTATTTATCCGGAGGTTTCTCAATACATTCATATATATGATTATGAAGTATATAGAAAAGTTTTCAAAAACTTTATATATAATGAATGTAAGAGCCCTGTTTTATTGAAAACAGAGGAAACAGAGGTGGCATTTGAAGAAGAAATCATTCAAAACCTTGAACAACTCAATATTCAAGCAAACAATTACTCAACAACAATCAAAATTATGGACTATGTATCGCATATTAATCACAAAGCTCAGAAATCTTCTCTTGAACCTCTTTACAAGTACGAAAGAACTGGGGCGCAAGAATCTCCAGTTTGGAGATGTACACTTACATATAATGGTAATGTGTATCATGCATCCGCACGTACTAAGAAAGAAGCACAACAGAAGGCAGCCGAGCAATGTGTGACAGCCAATAACAACCCTGGCTCACAACCGAAACTAGTCCTAAACATGCAGGATTATCATGATTTGCTTATCAATGAAGCATTTTTCCAGCCTTATTGTAAGGCTGGTTTTGCTTCTGTGGGCGATAGTAAATTATCGGTAAACCTTGAACCGGAAATATCGGTAGACGAGCTCAAAATGGATCTTGCCGATAATAATTTTAATATTGAATCAATTCAATACATTAAAGTTATTATCGATAAAAACTTGGTTAAGAAAATGCAGGTATTGATTGGTGATCTACATGTTCGACAGAACAATGACCAACCAATTGAACCTGCAATGATTAATCAGGCTGCAATGGGCCAACAGAGGGCAACTCTACCATCACAAACGAATCCACAACCCACTGGAATCAACCCTGCAATGACTCACGATGGTGATGATATCATGGGTGCAGTAACGACAGCTATGCCTGAAACTCTAAATCCAATTGGAGCTCCAGATATGCTAGCTGTTGGTGCTATCACCTTTGATATTAAGGATTTGATATATCAGCAGTTTTTGGACTGTGATACACAACTAGTAGTCTCAGATGACGCAGTAGAAGGATCTATTATAGCCCAGATCCCCTATGGTCTTCATTCAGACTACATCAATTCCTACATCAAGTACTATGCTCAAGCACATGAAAGATTCAATGGATCACTCCAGTTCCGTTTTACGGTAATTGGTAATCCATTGTTCTCAGGTGCTATAGGTATCGCATGGTACCCACGCAAAATCACCAGCAAGACAATGCCAATCTCAGAACTCATGAAGTATTCATACCAAGCTGAAGGAGTTACGACACCATGGAATAAGATTCACATCCTCCATGATGCTCGTAGACAACATTTCTACCGCTTGGTTGAGGACGAAGATAGTGATTACGATTCACGCCCTCATCTAATACTATTCCTAATGATGTCTCTGCAGAATCCACTCAAGGAAGGTGTACAGACACGTATTAGGATTGCATCTAAATTGGCAAACAGTGCAGAACCCAACCCATTCACATTTTCAAACCCAGACGTCCTTGCAAAAACTCCAGCATTGGCTACATCTATACCTGGTATTGGAACATACCAAGGCATGAATGTCGCGAATACGTTTCCACATGTCCTCAATATAGATGATAATATCTATACTGATGGCATTCTAGCTGCACCACAAGTGTTTAAATACAATGGTGGATATGGAAATTTGAAGACCTCAGGTCCTCTAATTGCTCCGTTCATCAATATTGAACAAACGACTGGTTCAGCTTGGTGGAGAGCTGGAGATTCCGTACAATTTAAAAGTAATCAAAATTACCTTTGGGACACAACATCTACGGGAGAAAGTGCTAAACGTGGTAGACCCACTCTACTTCCATGGAGTAATCTACCAAATGAACAATACATACAGTTCATGAACGCACTATACATCCAATCTGGAGGTAATTCTCCTAATAGAGGACTTGAACTCATCGAAGAAACACCAGATGATTCAACTACCTCTATTCCCACTAAATTGTACGAATTATTTGCAAAGGCAATCAATTCATTGCGATCAGATTATGTTAAAACTGGTTTTATGGTAACAGGAATGTTAACTTACAGACCAGATACTACTGGACGCAATAGGTTTGGATCCATCAAAATTGTCACCACACATGGAGTAGTAGTATTTGATATATCCATAATGGATGTGTTAGATAAGCAGATCGATCTTAGTACTCAGTCATCAAATCAGAGTAATAATATTAGTACTACCGGATATGGAGCTATTGATGTTCCGTACAGTATTAATCATCCTTATTCTAACTTGCCAACTGGATATCAGATCCTTCGTATTGGAAATCAAACAGTTTCAGCTGTTATTACCAGTACTATTACAACTCCAACATCAACTGACGACGCAACTGTAGCTATGTATTACAAGCGTATTGCAGAACCCCTAACTATTACTGAATGTATTCAGTTTGAATTGCAAGATTCTATTTCTTATAGGAACATTGCAACTGTTAGGTATCTGCAGGAGTTTGGAATTTTTGTTATCAACACCCACAACAATAATCCATATGCTCTATTTGGTCAGAAGTTTAGTGAACTTTATCTCACTAATCCTGTGACCATAGCACGAAGTAATGCATTCCCACTCACCGATACTAGCACCTGGATCAATCGACAGGCTGACGTTTACCGTCAAACTCTCGAACTGGATATGATTTCTAGTGGAATGAGGGATATTGAAGTAATATCCAATTCTATGATCGTAGGTGGTATGTTGAGGTCTTGGAGGAGCTCTTGGACAGAGTTCGAAGAACAAGCAAGAACTTAAGCTACAATCAAACCAACTACAACACGAAAAAGACATGCAAGCGAGTGACCAGGATTATGGATACGGTTACCAGAAGAGAAATTTTGCAGGAAATGCTATTCTCTCCGCACAGAATTTTAAACAGACCAGCAAGCTAGGTGCCCAATATGCTAAACAAGCGTCTGAACTATCTAAACAACAACATGGGCAAAACCTTCAACAGCAGGAAAAACAGTTGAATCAGCAGGTACTACTATCTGGCGCACGCGCCGATGTATCTGGTGCAACGACTGCTGCTTCAACTACATAGGAATACATTGAAAGTAATGTGTGGTGTATTCCGTGGAGATCTTAGGACCTCCTTCAACATGGACACGAGAGAGCACTCCGATAAGAACCCTGTATCTGGGCCTGTTCGCAATATAATAATCATATAATCATATATTAATCATAGATTAAGAAAGAAGCTATTCTCTATAAACGAGACTTCTAAAATGATATTGTATTACA